TCATAGATATGAAGCCACTGGGCATGGACCTCGACGAGGAGCTAGGCATCCTCGATGCTGATTTTGAAGAGATACTGGATACTGGGTTTGGCGAGCTAGACGAGATGGAAGAAGCTCAGCTGGCTGACTTGGAGGAAGACGAATGATTTACTGGCGCTACGAGCAACAGGAAATCCGCCAAGGGTTCAACTTCTACCCCCCGAATGACGGAGGTTCGGTCGGTTGCCAGATGATGTTTGGTCGTCTGCGCATTGAGGTTCGCTGGAGTAGGCGCACTAAGAAGCTGCGCATTGGATGGTGGCTGCGTACTTATGCCAAGCCCCCTGAGGAGTCAGCGGTGTACATCCCCGGTTATACCGAGGAGCTTACGAAACTGTACGAGTCGAACCACTACAACAACTACTGGGGGAAAAAGTACGAGGACTGGAAGCGCGAAGATGAGGCAATATCGGAATGAACATCTCGCTCAAAGATATACCTAAGATACTGCCCAAGCTGTCCGCAGCTGAGCAGGAGGTATTGCTGGCTGAGTTAGACAAGTTAGAGAAGCTCAAGACGCAGGCTTTAGCGCGTAAGCGGTTCCTGAAGTTCGTGGAACAGGTCTGGCCGACATTCATAGGGGGTAGGCACCATGCAAAAATGGCAGACGCCTTCGAACGCGTTGCTCGTGGTGAGTGCAAACGGCTCATTATTAATATGCCACCGCGACACACGAAGTCGGAGTTCGCCTCTTACCTGCTCCCTGCATGGTTCCTCGGACTCAACCCCCATAAGAAAATCATCCAGTGCTCGCACACAGGTGAGCTGGCCGTAGGCTTCGGACGTAAAGTCCGTAACTTGGTTGACACAGAAGTATACCATGAGACATTTCCAGACCTGAAGCTAGCTGCAGACTCTAAGGCGGCTGGCCGGTGGAATACATCGAAAGGGGGTGATTATTTCGCTATCGGTGTGGGCGGTGCGGTAACTGGTAAAGGTGCTGACGTGCTCATCATTGATGACCCGCACTCGGAGCAGGAAGCTGCGCTGGCGGAAGTCAACCCGGAAATCTACGATAAAGCATATGAGTGGTATACATCTGGTCCGCGTCAGCGTCTCCAGCCGGGTGGTGCCATTATTGTTGTGATGACGCGTTGGTCGAAGCGCGACCTGACTGGGCGTATATTGAAAGATGCAGCTGCTAATAACAGCCTCGACGAGTGGGAAGTCATTGAATTTCCAGCGATTTTACCCAGCGGCAACCCGCTGTGGCCTGAGTTCTGGGAGCTAACCGAGCTTGAGAAAGTTAGGCGCGACGTCCCCAACAGCAAGTGGATGGCGCAGTATCAGCAGAACCCAGTAAGTGAAAGCGCCGCCATCGTGAAACGTGAATGGTGGCGTGAGTGGGAGAGCGATAACCCGCCAAGCTGTGACTTTGTGCTGCAGGTATGGGATACGGCGTTCGAGAAAACCAGCCGTGCCGACTATTCAGCATGCACTACTTGGGGTGTGTTCTACCACCCTGACGACAATGGTGAGACGCAGGCTAACATCATACTACTTAACGCGTTCCGTGACCGCATGGAGTTCCCGGAGCTTAAGCGTGTGGCTGTCGAAGAGTATAAAGAGTGGCAACCAGACGGCGTCATCATCGAGAAAAAGGCGTCAGGTGCCCCGCTCATCTACGAGATGCGGGCTATGGGCATACCGGTGCAGGACTTCACCCCGACGCGGGGTAACGACAAGATTAGCCGGTTGAACGGCGTTGCAGACATATTTGCCTCTGGTCGTGTGTGGGCACCAGCAACGCGCTGGGCCGAGGAAGTCATTGATGAAGTTGCAGAATTTCCCGCAGGTTCGAACGATGACTATGTCGATACGGTGTCTATGGCACTGCACAGGTTCAGGCGTGGTGGATACGTGACTACGAACCTAGACGAGCCCGAAGATATCGTGTACTTTAGGTCAAATCGCAATCAGGGGTATTATTAATGGTCAAGGCACTATTTCCAATCGGCAAAACTCAATGGTCCAAGTGGGACGATGAGCAGCGCACAGCTTTCAACGAAGCGCGTGCAGCAGGCGTACCGTATATGGACGCTATTGCGTCAACTAACGCATTGAAAAAGAAGAAGAAGAAAAACGTACTCGACATCCTCGAAGACGTAGCGGAAACCGCAGTTCGTGTGGCGGACGTAGCGACAATGGTATCGCCAGCGGTATCAGTCGCCAAAACAATAGTTAAGTCTGCTACGAAAAAGAAAGCCAAGTAAATGGATATCGACAAGTCGCTTAACCAAGCCCCGCTAGGTATGTCTCCGATGATGGAGATGGACACTGGTCCAGACATCGAGATTGAGATTGAAGACCCTGAGAGTGTCGAGATTGACATTGGTGGGCTCGAGATTGACATTGACCCGAGCGAGGACGAGGGCGACTTTAACGACAACTTGGCCGAAGACTTGGACGAGGGCGTGCTTGCGCAGCTTGCTGGCGACCTGCTTGGCGAGTTTGACGAAGATATTGGTAGCCGCAAGGACTGGATACAGACATACGTAGACGGCCTTGAGCTGCTTGGTATGAAGGTCGAAGACCGGACTGAGCCTTGGCCCGGCGCATGTGGTGTGCATCACCCACTGCTGTCTGAGGCTGTAGTTAAGTTCCAAGCCGAGACTATGAGCGAGACATTCCCAGCCCAAGGGCCGGTGCGTACGCAGATTATCGGTAAAGAGACCACAGAGAAAAAGGACGCCGCTGCACGCGTCCAAGAAGACATGAATTACCAGTTGACCGATGTGATGGTCGAGTATCGCCCCGAACATGAGCGCATGCTGTGGGGGTTGGGCCTTGCAGGTAACGCGTTCAAGAAGGTGTATTTCGACCCGTCACTCGGTCGTCAAGTCTCCATGTACGTTGCTGCAGAAGATGTAGTCGTACCTTATGGCGCGTCCAGCTTGGAAGTCGCTGAACGCGTCACCCATGTGATGCGGAAGACCCCGAACGAGCTTCGCAAGCTCCAAGCCTCGGGTTTTTACCGTGATGTAGACCTACCAGACCCTGTCAACTCGATGGACGAGGTAGAGCAGAAGATTTCAGAACAACTCGGCTTCCGTGCAGAGACCGATGACCGGTACAAACTGCTGGAGATGCACGTCGATATCGTCATTGAGGACGATAAATACCGCGACAAGGAAGAAAATGACCTTGAAATCGCGCTCCCATACGTCGTTACCATAGATAAAGAGACCGAAACGGTCCTTTCTATTCGCCGGAATTGGAACCCAGATGATAAGAAAAAGCTTAAGCGCAATCACTTCGTACACTACTCGTACGTTCCGGGCTTTGGCTTCTACGCTTTTGGCCTTATTCACCTTATCGGTGCTTTTGCTAAGTCTGGTACCAGCCTTATTCGTCAGCTTGTCGATGCTGGTACTCTATCTAACCTACCGGGTGGCTTCAAAACTAAGGGCTTGCGCGTCAAGGGAGACGACACACCTATAAGTCCGGCTGAATGGCGCGATGTGGACGTAGCGTCGGGTACGATGCGCGACAATATCATGCCGCTGCCGTACAAAGAGCCAAGCCAAGTCCTGTATACGCTCCTCAACACAATCGTAGACGAAGGGCGTCGCTTCGCGGGTATGGCGGACATGAAGGTGTCTGATATGTCTGCACAGGCTCCTGTGGGCACCACGCTGGCTATTCTCGAGCGTACGTTGAAGATGATGAGTGCCGTGCAGGCACGTGTCCACTATGCGATGAAGCGGGAGTTCCAGCTTCTTAAGGGCATCATCCGCGACTACACGCCAGACTCGTACAGCTACGAGCCAGAAGAAGGTGGTCGTCGGGCTAAGAAGTCTGACTATGATAATGTAGAAGTTATTCCAGTATCTGACCCCAACGCTGCGACAATGGCGCAGAAAATTGTGCAGTATCAGGCAGTTATCCAGTTGGCTCAAGGTGCGCCGCATATTTATGACCTGCCATATTTGCATCGCCAGATGCTTGAGGTGCTGGGTATCAAGAACGCTAACAAGCTCGTCCCGCTTAAAGATGGTGACGACATGAAGCCGCGTGACCCTGTGTCTGAGAACATGGACGTCATCAACGGCAAGCCAGTCAAGGCGTTCCTCTACCAAGACCACGAAGCGCACATCGCAGTGCATATGGCGGCTATGCAAGACCCCAAGGTTGCGCAGCTTATGGGTCAGAACCCCAACGCGCAGTCGATGCAGGCTGCTATGCAGGCACACATCGCGGAACACCTTGCGTTCGCATATCGCAAACAAATCGAAGAACAGGCTGGTGTACCACTACCACCACCTAACGCTGAGATGGATGAGAACACCGAGCTGGCTGTCTCCCGTCTGGCAGCTGCAGCAGGACAACAACTGCTTCAGAAGAACCAAGCCGAAGCTCAACAGCAGCAGAACCAACAGATGCAGCAGGACCCAATCGTCCAAATGCAGATGCAAGAACTGGAGATTAAGAAGGGCGAACTCGAGCTTAAACGCCAGAAACTGCAGATTGACGCCGCTGAAAAGAACGACCGCCTAGAGCTCGAGCAGATGCGCATCGAGTCTCAGGAAGAAATAGCTGGCCTAAACGTCGGCGCAAAACTTGCCACTTCCAAACAACAAATGGAAGCTAAGCAGGAAGCGGAAGGACTCCGCATGGGTATCGAAGTAGCCCGTGAAGCCTTCCAACGTGAACAACCCGTTCCTAACCAAGCAACGCCTAAGGAGAATGAATGACCCATGAGTTACTGACGTACCTGTCAAAAAAGATACAAGACGAGATTGACGTGCTTAGCGGCGACCTCGCCCGTGGAACTGCAAAGGACCATGGGGACTATAAATACGCCTGCGGGATTATCCGGGGGCTTATGATTACAAACGGTTTCATTGCTGAAGCCGCACAAAATATGGAACAAGACTATGACTGATATTGTTGGGGTCACCACCCCCTCGTTAGTGGGCCTAAATGGCAAACCCATTGTGGCAAAGGACAAAGAACCCGAAGTTCCGGTTGAAGACCGTGCAAAGCAGCTTCCTGACCCATCTGGATACCGCATTCTATGTGCACTTCCAGAAGTCGAAGAGAAGACCGCTGGTGGCATCTTCAAAGCAGACTCTACGAAGCAGTATGAAGAACTCACTACACCAGTGCTGATGGTGCTGAAACTCGGCCCTGATTGCTACAAGGACGAGAAACGCTTCCCGTCTGGCCCATGGTGCCAAGAAGGTGACTTCATTCTGACCCGCCCAATGGCAGGTAGCCGTGTGAAAATTCATGGCCGCGAGTTCCGCATCATCAATGACGATAGTGTCGAAGGTGTTGTTGAAGACCCCCGGGGCATTTCCCGCGCTTAACGGGCGTAACCCGTACATAGGAGAATAGCATGAGTATGCAGAATGATGATTTCGAGGATTTTTCCTACGAAGTCGAAGACGAAACCCCCGTTTCTGAGGCTGACAAGCCGGAAATTGAAATTGAAGATGATACCCCAGAGGCAGACCGTGGGCGTGAGCCTATGCCGAAGGAACTTGTCGAAGAGTTAGAAGCCGACGAACTCGAAGAGTACTCGGATAAAGTTAAGACCCGTCTGAAGCAGATGAAGAAAGTCTGGCATGACGAGCGTCGTGAAAAAGAACGCGAAATGCGTGAAAAGGCAGAAGCTCTGTCTGTTGCGCAGCGTGTTCTTGAAGAGAACCGCAAGTTAAAAAGCACTATAGCTCAAGGCGAACAGTCCTTGATTGGTAGCTATAAGCAAACTGCGGAATATGAAGCTGCAGCAGCTAAACGTGAGTTCAAAGAAGCGTACGAGTCTGGAGATGCAGACCGTCTAGCGGACGCTCAGGAGAAGCTCGCAGCGGCTAATTACCGCATGCAGCAAATAAATAATTATCGTCCTACTTTACAAGAGGAAGATAACGAGGTAGAAATACCTCAACAGCAGGTGCAAGTTCCGCAGCCTGACCAGAAAACTATGGCGTGGCAAGAGCGCAATACGTGGTATGGTACAGACCCGGAAATGACCGCAGCTGCTCTTGGGCTTCATCAGAGGCTCATAAATGAACGTGGCCCGCAATTTGCAGGTACCGACGAATATTGGGGCGTTGTAGACAAAACTATGCGCCGTCGCTTCTCCGATTACTTCGGGGATGAAATGGATAATGGCGACACCAAACCAGCTGCACGTGAACAAAAAGCGTCATCGGTCGTTGCTCCAGCCTCACGTACACGGTCCCCCAAAAAGATTGTGTTGAAACAGTCCCAACTGGTAATTGCTCGTAAACTGGGTCTAACCCCTGAGCAGTATGCCCGTGAACTTATGAAGATGGAGAAGTAAAATGACTGATATTATTGACGCCTTAGAAGGCAAAGCGGGTTCGACCCGTGCCCCTCGTGAAACTCGTGTAGAAGCAGAACGTCCAAAAGTATGGCAACCGGCATCGACCCTGCCAGAAC